CTACATGCACGAAGACCTGCCCGGTGGCGCCGGACTTGATAAGACCAGGCTGATCGACACCCTGGAGGAAATCAAAGCCGGTACACTGGTCAACGTCGCCGCACGCGTGGCCGAAGTGGTGAAAACCGCCGTGTGCGTCGCAGCATCCGCTGACTCGACACATATCCGGGTCACCAAAGGCCACCTCTTTAAAGTGGGTGAATCCGTTACTGACGGGTTCGCCGTAGGTGCCATCACCGTGGTGGACAAAACCACCAGCACCGCCTATGACATCCTCACGCTGGGCGCAGCTCTGGTCAACTACGGCGCAGGCGTCGTCCTGGTCGAAGTAAATACCAGCGCAGTTATGGGTGAATTCGCATCCGCGACTGTGACCATCGCAACCGGCAAAACCATCACCGTGAAGGATCCCTCGGGAGCCTCCGCAGGAATGATCGTGAGTATCACCGCAGCCGGTGATGACAACCTGGCTGTGACGTATGCCACCAACACCCTGAGCATCGCACTGGCAAGTACCACCGCGAATAAGAACACCCCGGCTGTCGAAATCCAGGCAGCCGTGCGCGCATTGGCATCGGGACCGTTCGCATTTGGCGAATTCGTGGTAACCGGTGACGAACTGGCAGGATCCGCTATCACTCCGGCCACCGGAACGATGGCCGTAAACCAGCCATACAAGTACCTCCCCACCGGACTGGTGAAAGCCACGGTCCAGGTCGGCGATGGTGCTACCCTCTACGAAAACGTCGGAGTCTCCGTCATTACCCGCGGTGCCGTTCGCGAAAGCGCCCTGCCGTACCCGATCAATGCCGCCCTGAAAGCGCTGCTTCCGAAATTCACCTTTAACACCTAATCAGCATGAAGACACCTATCATTGAAGGTTTCACCCAGGCAGGACTCGAGTCATACCTCAACTCCCGCCAATACCAGGCGCTGTACTGGCCGACCCTCTTCCCCGTGAAAAACGTCAACTCCCTCGACGGAAAGACGATGATCGGAGAAGCCGGAAGCCGCGTGGCCGCCTACGTTATCAGCTTCGACTCCAAAGCACCGGAAGCCAGCCGCAAGAGCCTGCGCAAGCTCAACTTCGACATCCCCAAATCAGCCATCGCCCGCCGCAAGACTGAGGCCGAAATTCTGGAACACCAGATCACCAAAGCGCTGCGCGGAAACGACGCAGTCCTTGAGGATTACTTTAACGACCTGGACTTCGTGTACGACGGAGTACAGGCGAGGCTTGAACACCTGGCCCTGCAGGCGCTGTCGCTGACCAAGGTCAAACTTACCACCACGAACAACCCGATGGGAATCGTGAATGAAGAGTACGTGGACTTCGGAATGCCAGCCGCGAACAAGAAGACCGTCGCCGTGGTATGGTCAACGGCCAACCTGGCCACCATGACCCCGATCACCGACTTTAAAAACGTCGTGAAGGCAGCCCGCGCACTTGGCATCACCTTCAGTAAAGCGCTGGTCAACCCGGATGCATACGACCTGATCACCGGGTCCACCGAGTTCCTTACCGCCGCCAAGTCGCTGACCAAAGGCGAAGAGCTGATCGTGGGTGCCGTGACCACCAACATGGCCAACGCCGTGTTCAAATCACTGCGCCTCCCCGAACTGGTCATCATTGAAACCAGCGTGGGTATCGAGAATGCCGCCGGAGTGATCACCTACTCCAACCCCTGGGATGTCAACCACGTGACCTTCATTCCGTCCACCACGGTCGGTTCGATGTTCAACGGCCCCATCGCCGAAGAGATCGAAAGGCCGCAGGACGTCCTCCAGTCCAAAAAGGACAATGTGCTGCTGAGCGTACACAAAGAGTTCAACCCTGTAAACGTGGTGATCAAGGGCGAGGCAAACGCCTTTCCGAGCTGGCCGAGCGTTGACAAGTGTTTCTCCCTGTACACGAACAACACATCAACCTGGGCATAATTGATTGAGTCCTGATGACAAATCTCGAGGCAATACAGTCGACCGTTGCGGGGTACCAGCCGTCCGCCAACACCTTTAACAGGGTGCTGACAGATCGCGGTATCTCCGCCACGGGCGTCTACTCCGGTAAGTCGGCAGCCTTTGAGCTGGCAACGGCAGACATATATATGGTCCTGGCTACGACGGTGAATGTTTCAGAAGGCGGATTCTCGGTTTCGATAAGCGACCGCGCCGTTTTCAAGAACATGGCCGCCGCCATTTACGACCGGTATAGCGACACCGTGGCCACAGGATCGGCAAACGTCATAGACAGATCGGCGGCATGGTAACACAATATCCACATAGCGTCACCATCATAACCATCGCTCCAAGCGCCCAGGACAGCGTCGGAGACTACCAGCCCACGGGAGTCGCCGCCACTACCATCGGGCCGCTTGAGTGCAGGGCCGAACCGGCAGGCAGCAACCCGCTGATCAAAGGTCCGGACGGCGATGACCTGGCCTATGACTGGATCATTTATATGCCGCCGCTGGCTACGGAACTGACCTTTGGAGACCGCGTGGCCATCACCATGCAGAACGGGTCTGTATTCACCGGATCGCTGAAAAGGCAGAGCAACGGACAATTCAACTCGCGGATATGGGTTTAGTGCCACAATTCACCACAGCAGACATCACCCGCGAAATCGACGGGGCGATTCTCAACATCGAAGCCGGGATCATCGAGGTCCTGCGCTACGTGGGTGAAGACTGGGTAAAGAACGCCCGTGAGAATCTGAATATCACCGGGGCTTTTCCAAAAGGCGACTACTCAGACCGGACCAGTAACCTGAGAAGCTCTATCGGATTCTTCATACTGAAAGACGGTACGATCATCGACGAAAACCTGCAAGGGACACCGACGGGCAACAGTGCGGCACGCTCCGCGATCGCCAGGGTACCCAAGACGGGCTATCAGCTGATCGGGGTCGCAGGGATGGACTATGCCAGCCATGTCGAGAACATGGGCTACAACGTGATCACAAGCCAGCAGGACGTAGCCCTGGTGGACCTTCGGGACATGTTACGCGAGTACCAGGAGAAGGTGAACCGCAAGGGCGCCGGATTAGGTTATGATTTCATCGGAGACATCGTAACAAGCCGATTCAGATGAGAACAACGGACGCAGCCATCGACTACGTGTACGCCAAGCTCAAAGCAGTTGGCGGGCTGACATGCCCCGTATTCAAGCTGAGCAAGCCCACCAGGCTGGCGCTGACAGAATACGCCGTCATTAACGCCTTGCCGGTTACCGGACTTGTCATGCAGCGGGTCCACGTCAACGTGAACTACTACGTGGCGGACATGGAGCCCGGGAAGGCGGACACGGATGCGCTCACTGACGGTACCGCCGCAATATTGGCGCTACTTCACCAGCAGGATGGCAGCGGAACACTGATCGACTTTGAATCGCAGGAATTTGTCAGAGCGGACACAATCAACATGCACTACTCAAATCTCAGATTTTACATTAAAATCGTAAATTAAAATGGCAGCAGAAAAATACGCATACGGGATCGCCAAAGTAGAATATGGCACTCCTGCAGGAACGGCCACCATGCCGGGATCTATGACCCAGTGGGCGCAGACGGTCGAAGGATCGTTCACCCTTTCTGAAGACGAGAGCCAGACCAAGGACTTCAAGGTCGAGGAGGTAACCACTCCTGTTAAGAGCATCGTAACCGAGGCGGGATCCCTCAAGATCAAATGGAGGGCCTATGACATTACTCCAAGCCTTGTGGCCATCATGAAGGGCGGAACCGCAGGGACGGAGGCTGGACCTCCGGCATACCTGACCTACGACGGCCCCACTAGTGTGGCTGCGAAAGACCTGGCCCTGCGGATCACCACCACCAATGGAGTTATCTTCAACATCTACAAGGCAGCCTGCGTGGGCCGTTTCGACGGATCACTCTCCCGCACTGACCTTCTTGAGATGGAGGTATCCGCAACGGTCCTCGACCCGGGGAATGCCGGATCACCCTACGAAATCAAGCTCCCCAACCCGAGCTAATTGATTTGATTGATTGAAAAGGGCCGCTCCAAAGGGGGTGGCCCTTAATCGGTAAAAATAAAAGGATGAACGAAACGCAATATCAGGCCGGTGCCGCCATCGTAGACGAAGGCATAAAATTCAAAGTTCCGCTTTTCTGGGGAATTAAAAAGACATTCCTTATCCGGCCTCTGCGACCTGGTACCCTGGTACGCATAAGCCAGCAGCAGGCAAGGATGAAGCCCCTGGTAGAGGATGAGAACATGGTCCACGAACTCCTTGGCAAGGGGACCAACCTTCGCCATGTGGCCACCATGATAGCCCTTGCGGCCATCAACCGCCCCATCCTGTCGAGGATAAAACTTTGGTGGTACCGGTGGATCCTGCTCAATTACACGGAGAAGACTGCCGACATGTTTGCCTATCAATCCCTGGTCCTTCGCCAAATGGATGCCCAGTTTTTTTTTCTTATTATGGCATCGGCCAAGAAGATGACGTTCCTGGAGCCAAAGACAACCACGGAACCTTCGCAGGTGGGCGCTCGTTCTGGGGTACCCTCGGCCTCGTCCAGAAAACCTTCGGCCTGACACATCATGAGGCCTTATGGGGTGATAGCTGGATCAACATCCTTCTGAAGATGCGGGACATGCCATACTACCGGACCAAGACAGACGAGGAAAAGGAGAAGGAGCATACCCATGAGGGTACCGTTGACGTGTTAAAAGAAAAATTCGCCAAGTATATTAAACCATGAGCGCACTACTTTTCGACGCAAGAATAAACTCCGACCAGCTGAATAAGGATGTTGCCAGGGTCAACAGCACCATCCGGGACATGACCGACGACATCAAGACCGAAGGCAATAAGATGGAGAACTTATTCGCCAAGATCGGCGCCGGTATCGCCTCATACTTTGCCGTAGGCTCTCTCTCCAATTTCGCGCAGGAAATGGTTCGTGTCCGTGGGGAGTTTCAGAAGTTCGAGGCAGTGCTCACAAATACCCTGGATGGAGATAATGTCCGGGCCTCCTCGCTTCTTGAAGGATTATCAGAGTTTGCAGCCAAAACACCATACCAACTTCAGGACATTACCGAAAATTTCGTAAAGCTCGCCAACCAGGGAATTGTCCTGACGCAGCAGGAACTCACGAAGCTGGGTGACTTCGCCGCCGTCACCGGTAAGCCCATAGGCCAGCTCTTCGAGGCCATCATGGACATCAATAATCCGGAGCGGTGGAAGGAATTCGGGGCCAGAATCCAGACGGAAGGTGAAAAGGTGGCCATCAGTTTCCGTGGTCAGAGAGTCGAATTTGAACGAACCATCGAGGGAGCCAAAAACGCCATCGCACAACTGGGGACAATGAAAGGCGTTGAGGGGACGATGGAGGTCATCAGCAAGACACTTCAGGGTCAGATCAGCAATTTTCAGGATGCCTGGGACCGGATGCTCAACGACCTTGGCAAGGCCAATGAGGGGACCTTCGCCGGATTGATCGGTGGGGCTACCAGCCTTGTGCAGAACTATGAAACGGTCATCGACAGCATCAAGATGCTCGTGGCTACGCTGGGGGCGGCAAAGGCGGCGCAGATCGTATATAATGCCGTTCTGGCAGAACAAGCCGCGGTTAATGCCCTGGTTGTTAAGTCAAATGGATTTCTGGTGGCCTCAGATGCCAGGGCGGTGCTTTGGAAGGGGCGCCTTGCCGCCGCCCAGCAGGCGCTGAACAAATCAATGCTGGCTAACCCGTATGTGCTGGCCGCGGCCGGTATCGCTGCCCTGGTGACAGGGATGGTAATACTGAACAAACACTATAAGGATCAGATCGACGCAAAGAAGCGGGTGGCCGAATATGACCGCCAGGAGAAAAAAGCAAGCGACGACCGCGTTCAGAAATACAACCAGCTTATAAGCGCCGTGCGCGACGAAGGCAAGGCCGAAGGGGAAAGGTTACAGGCACTTGGTGAATTGCAAAGGCTATACCCTTCGCTGTTCGCCAATATGGACCTGAACACCGCAAAGATGTACGACCTTGCGGAGGCTACCAGATCCGTGGCTGAGGAAGAAAGGCGCCGCGCAATATTCAACCTTCGCAACAATATCGCTGATCTTAAGCGTCAGCAGCAGGAGCTACAGGAGGCGGCCGGTGACGCAACAAATTACACATTTTCAGCAGGGGCCTACGGGTCGTATGACATCGCCGGGAACCAGCTTCGCGACCGGCAGAAGCTGGATCAGGTAACGGAGGCCATAAAGCTGCAACAGGAGTCCCTCGAAAATATGCTTTCAGCAGACCGCGAGGCTGGCAGGCAGAGGCAGGAGGAAAGTCAGAAAACCGTACAGCAGCATATCGCAGAGGCAAAAAGCATCGACGCCCTTAATAAGTTGTACGACGACTGGAAGAAGAAGAAGAACCTGGCTACCACGGACGCCGACAGGGCGACATTTGAAAACGAACTCAAACTGATAGAGCAGGCCCAGAAGCGCATGGAAGGCTCGGCAGGGAAGCCCGACAAAACCACAACGAAGGACATCTCCGACGAACTGGATGAGCGCCGTAAGTCATACGAGCAGTATTATATCGCGGTCCGCCAGATGGGTCAGGAGTGGGCCGACAGGGAGTTTTCAATCCTGTTGAAACAGGGGGCCAATTTCGAGGAGTACCTGGCCAACCGTCTGAAGGCGGCTGGCGATAACGCTCAGGATATACTTGCCATCATATCCGCAGCCGACAGCGTCGGAATCAACCTCGGTGGAAGCCCGTCGCTACCGACAATAAACCCGATTGCGGCCAAGGGAGTAACATCAAAGGACATCACCAAGGAACTCGGTAAGCCTACGGAGAACACGGTAAAGACATTCGATAAGTTATCTAAATATATCTTCGGCATCGAAAAGTCCTTCAAGGAATGGAACATGAAGGACATCGAAACATCAGCACAGGCTACCAGCCAGTTCTTCGGAGAACTCGCCTATCAGGTCCGGGACATTGACGCCGGGCTTGCGGATGTTCTGGACAACATCGGAGGAATCTTCTCCAATGTGGCCAATATTGCCAGCGGGAATATCCTCCAGCAGATCGCAGGAGTCACCGGTCTGATGACACAGATGTATTCCATGGTAATGGACACCAGCGGCATTGAAGAAAGGTTGAGTAAGCCGTGGGAAGAATTCGAGCGATGGATTGCGGCCAGCAACCGGGCATTACAGCAGTACATCGATCTCCGTGACCAGGCACTTGGAGAGGAGCGTTATTCTGCTACGGACAAAGTAATTGAAGAAATCCGCAGGGACATTGCCGATACTGAAGCCAAGCTAAAGGAAATGGAGCTTTCTTGGACGGTAAAGCAGGACGGTTGGTTTGGAAAGGGATGGGATCGCTACAATCGCCGTATACAAGAGATTCAGGACTCACTTGGAGGGCTACAACTCACCCAAAAGGGATTAGCCAGATCATTCGGGGCATTGGGTTATGAGAGCTATAAGGGGGTATTCTCCCTCGACCTTGATAAGCTCCTTTATGATGAAATGGGTAAATTTTCTCTTGACAGGGTAAATAAACTGATCACTGATGGTGTAATCACAGATGAAAAGGTCATTGCAGCCGTAGATTCATATAACCAGCTTCTTAAGGATCTTACCAGTGCAGAGCAAGAGAAGCAGAAATTATTGACTGCAACACTTGCCGCCAATGTCACGGATAGTATTGTCGAGGGATTCAGAAATGGCCAGCGCACAGCGGAAGAGTTCGCCGACAGTTTTGAAGAACTCATGCGCAATGCACTGTTAAACGTGATGAAAGTGAAGATGCTGGAGCCTCAGATAGCAAGGTGGGCTGAGGACTTCGAGCAGGCAATGGCTGACCAGCTACTAAGCGATAGTGAGAAACAATCCCTGAAAGCCGAATGGGACAGGATTATATCTGCAAACGCCGCTTACCTGCAAGGGCTGGAGCAGACCGCCGGGATCGTCACCGATGCTGCAGCCGCTGCCGACACCACCGGACTGGCCGGAGCAATCAAAGGGATCACTGAAGAGACAGCAGGGATGATTGCAGGGCAGATGTATGCTATCAGGGAGCACATGGCCAGTCTGCGTAGATTCCAGGCAGGGGAGCAGCTCGATATCATGAACCAAACGGTTACACATCTTGCTGAGATCGCCTCAAACACCAGGCACAACCAGAAGCTTAACAGTATCGATGACAGGTTGAAAGATACGAATGCATATTTAAAGGCTCTGTTATGATAGTCGACGGGATCAATATACTCACGACCTACAATCTTCGACTTGAAACAGTCAAAGACCACGCCTCTCTACCGGCACGCAAGCGGATCCTGCAGGAGCCAGCATTCACAGCCAGTGACATCAAGACCGAGGAGCGGCAAATCATCGTATCGCTGTTCGGAGAATTTGCTTCCAGGGCCGTAGCTGCCAGCGTAGTAAATGCATTACGGGTAATCATGATCACCAGTACGAAGCACACCATCAGCATTCCTGCTCACCAGGTTTCCGTTACTGGAGTGTTTAAGCAAGGGGCCAAAGTTGAGACATATGGGACATCAATTCACATCACCATTACAATCACCGTAACAGATGACTAACTGGAAACTTGATGGAGTAAATTTTGAGGATTACGGCGTCTATGTGAGCCGGTCCCAGGGTGTGTTGGATCTACCGGCCATTCAGAATGAGCCACATGATTGGCTGGACAGAAACGGACGGGATTGGGATGCCGTTACCAGTTTGCGCACATCGGACCGGGAGATTGTTCTGACATGCTGGATCCACGCGGAGGCAATTCCCCCTGCATCGGCTTATGAGGTCTTCATATCTCGCGTCAACGCTTTCTACGGGGCCATCCTGTCGGCGGGAACAAAGACTCTTTCTACGCCTTATGGAGATATCGTTGACGTTTACGTAAAGGACCAGATATCACTCGTCAGAGAGGCGAATTACGTCGCAGAGCAGCAGATCGGTAGTTTCACCCTTCGGATTGTCGTTCGTGGTGATAGCAAATATGATAGTTATCCGGTCTATCATTCGAATGGATATCCGGTAGTTGATTACCTTCTTACCAACAATCTGCAGGTGTTCCGAACACTGCAGGGTGATGGTTACGCTACATGCACTATTGAAGCGAATCGTCCGCTAAACGTTGACATGTATGCATACATCCTGGTTAACACAAATGGGGTGAGGTCAGAGCCGTACTATTTCATGGCCAAGCCTGATGTAACAAAGGCCAGCACAAACAAATTCACCTACAACTTAAAGCTTGAACACGGGAGCATCCTGCTGAAACAATCTCAATTTCTTTTTGAAGGAATCGCTGACTTTGAAATATTCGCAGACCTGGATACCCTTGTAGATTTGGTATGTGAAAATGCAGACCGTTTCATTCCAGGTAAGTTCGTCAAGGGAACTATCGCAGGGGTAGCTGATGGGGTGATAAAAAAGAACCATGCCTTCAGGGGGGAGGACTGCTATTCTGTGGTTAAGAGGATGGCTCAGGAATACGGATTGGAATATGACATTCGATTCAGCGCTGGTGCTATCTACACAATCGATATCAAGAAGCAGATCGCCACAACCAAGGCCGTTACTCTGCAATACGGGAAGGGTGCAGGGCTGTACGAACTGACCAGGGAGGCCCCGAACCGTGACCAGCTGGTTACCGTCCTTTATGCATATGGATCTACGAAGAACCTGAAGCCAGATTACAGGGCAGGAAAACCTCGACTGGAGTTCGATGGTAATCCACTCCGGCAAAATGACACCTTGTACATGGGGGTTGAAAAGACGGTTTTTTTTGACGACGTCTACCCGCAGCGCACGGCCCCGATTCAGGCATACACTCAGGTCCTTAAATGCGAACCGACAGATCCGGGATGGGCTGCTTATGATGCTATCCGGGAGCGATTCCCGGGAGGCATGTACAGAATAACGGATAACACTGTTTTTGATATCAAAGAATACCTCCTTGGAGGGCTGACGGCCAAGATCAGGTTCAAGACCGGGGAGCTTTCCGGGTACGAGTTTGAAATAGAGGAGTACGACCACGTGCCGGGGCATATCTTCATAAAGCCGTTTAAGGACGAGGACGGGTACATGATCCCAAACGCAACGCTATACCCGTCCGGAGGAGATGAATACACCCTGGTGGATATTGATCAGCCAGGCAGCTATGTGGACGTCGCAGAGGCTGAACTCCTGGCACAGGCTCAGGAGTACCTTGATAAGTACAGCGTCCCGCAATACCCATACCGCTGCCGGATAAACCCGGCATATCTGGCTACAATCATAGACAGATTTGAAGTTGGTGACAGGATTACCGTCGTGGACACCGATCTGGCAATTAATCAGCTTTATCGGATCAGCCAGCTGACATATAACGCCTTCACGGGAGTTTATGAGCTGACTCTTTCGGAACACAGGATCCTGAACAGACGGGAACGTCAGCAGATCGTCATAGACCGCGTGGAGCGCACGCAGGAAAAGACCGATGCGCAGGCGGTTGAAACTATCCGCAAGGACAAGGAGACCGTCGGTGAACTACGCAACCGTATCTTTGACCCGGCCGATGACCGGCAGTCACTTGACGCCACCGTCAGGGACGAGAGTGTAGACCCCCGGATGCTGGCCTTCGACGCCTCCACGGTTCAGTTTCAGTTGCTGGGCTGCATAGCGGAGTCACCGTGGGAGGACGACTTCAATAAGCTGCATATCGGCGCCGGAGCAATCGAACTGCTCAACTGGCCGGATGACACGCTGTCCCGCTACGACATATTCAAGCTGGAGCGCGACGGCGGCACATACGACCCGCGGCGGACGTGGACGATGCCCGACACGGTGATCACCCTGCCGGACAATGACGGCTACTACATCATCGCCAAGCTGCCGCGCGATCCGGACGTGACATCAGGGGAGTGGATCGCCTCCGATTTCTTCATACGGATGAAAGCAGACTCCGACTACATCCAGTTCACTGCCGGGTATGCAAATGCGGCGGAAAGCCCGCGAGTACTGTCGATGCTCTGGGGTAACGTGCGAATAGGTGCAGGTCAGATCACCAACGCCATCGACCCGCGGCTGCTGACCGGCGGGCAGATGATTTACCTGCATGGTAATGACAGCGATTTGACGGGCATGAAAAAGGCGCTTACCGACGAGCCCGACGAGGCGATGGTAACCTATACCGCCGCCGCCAATACCATCACGGGAGACGTGCTTATAAAGGAGTTCGCCACCGATCCCGATTACCCAGGCGTGACGGTGATACCTGCCGGGCCGTGGATATTTAACCATTGGGCTGCGGTCAACGGCGGTACGAAAAGCACGGTTGTCGTCAAGGTGTACCAGCGAACTTCAGCGGGGGCGGAGGTGGAGATATTCACCTTTGAGCAGTCCGTGACTGTGCCCGTGGCGGCGGAACACTACAAGGCCGTGCCGATGCCTCAGGTGGAACTTTCCGCCACTGACAGGCTCGTGGTGAAGTATTATCACCGTAACACTTCGGCGGCCTCTTATACCATGTACCTCTTTGTAGAGGGTAATGCTACGGGGGCGTACAAGTGGTCAGGGTACCGGATACCGCTGGCTCCTGCTGGCGGAGGGCTTGCCACGGTGGAAACCGACATGAGCGTGACTGGCGACGGGTCGGCACTTGACCCCGTGGTGTTGGTAGGTGACGAAGCCGCTCCGGGAAATAGCAAATACTATGGAACCGATGCAATTGGGGTCAAAGGGTATCATGACCTGCCTGAAGGTGGGGGTGGAATTGATGATATTTATATTGAACCTGATCCCACCTTTCCAATTGATTATTTGTATAAAGAAGTTGATAGTGTACAAACTCTGATTACAGATATTCCAAAGGCTGATGGAGTGGTTGCCGGGGGGCACATATCGTGGTTGGGTGGATTGACTTATCAAATAGATCCAACAGCATGGTACAAAGCCGGTGATTTGTATTCCATCAAACCGGACACCGACATAATGACTCTGACTTTGAACCCTGCGGATTCCGGGGATGATCGGATTGACGCATTGGTTTTGAATATTGTTAATGGATTTACATTCATAGAGGGCACTCCATCCGCCAATCCGATGCGCCCAACTATTGACGCTGGAACGGATATATTTTTGACGGATGTGTACGTGGGAGCCGGGGAAACAGAACCTACACCAGTTCCAACCGATGAACTTGTTTACAATGAAAACGTTGAGTGGGCGGTTACAGCCAGTGGCCCCACGATCAACGCTGATTACACTGGAGAACACTATCAAGGTAGCAAGAGCATCAATGTAGGTGGAATTGCTAATTATGAATACATACAGTTTGAGGCTGGAAGTGGTGAAACGTTTGACACGGCTGATTGGATAAACATCATCGGGAATATAAAATTGAAAGCCACTATGAACACCCGGAAAATGCATTTGACGGTGGTGTTCCTTTTGGATGGGGTTCAGATCAATAACGGAGAAAAGTTTACAATCGATGGAACGG